TGGCTCGGTGAGGTATGCCACCCCAAACAGATCCAAGAGCTGATGGGGCACAAGAACATCGAGACCACGCTGCGTTACATCAAGCCCACAGACGATGCGCTTAGACAGGCCATATCGGCCATCTAGGCGCGACTAACGGTTCTTGATTTAGCCCGTTTTCTCCTCTGCTACTCTCAAAAACGGACTCAGCCAATCGCTGAGATCCCTTGGCGGATGTGGCGGAATTGGTAGACGCGCTAGTTTCAGGTTCTCGGGCTTGATGCGTGCATAAAGAACTTCAAGGGGGCTTCGGCCCTCTTTTTTATTGGCTTCACACGCTTTCACTCAGCCAACTGACTAATTCCACAATCTAATGGACATCAACACAGACGCTTTCGAGGTCTTGCAAGACCTTCTGTCCGGCAACTCGCATGAGATTCAGGAGCTCACGGCTGAACAGTTCTCTCTCTTTCTGGCCTACGGGTCGCTTGATCGCGATGTCGAACTCAATTGAGAAATACATACAGATGCGGATCGAGGAGATCCGACAAGAACTGATCAACCTCCAAATCCACTACCCGGACACTTATGCCCAAGCGCTCGTTAACTGGCATCGATCGACCCGCACCCATCAGAAAGAAAACCTCGATCGGTGATGGCCGTCGCAAGAGCGGCAGCTTCAAAAGAACCAAGAAATACAAGGGCCAAGGCAGATGACCCTGTTTCCCTATCCCCCTGAAATCATCGCGGCGATCTTCATCACGGGTTTTCTGATGCCTCTTATCGCCCTGTTTTTAGCAAATCTTCAATCCCACTAAACCACATACAAATGGCAAATCGCTACGTTTTTAACTCCACCCTCGAGGGCTTCATCAACGTCTATGAGGACTCTGGCAAGTTCAACAACCGGACTTTCGCCTACAAATTCGACGCCGAAACCTTGTCTCAAGCTGAGACGGATCGCGGAGAGCTTCTCAGGTGGGCCAAGTCCAAAACAACCGGACGAGTCCAAGAGGCCCTCAGCCCCTGGGATGACGAAGGACTCTGTAAGTACACCTACGGCGAAGGTGATGGGAGTCGCAAGGCCAAGCCTGAGCCGATCTTTGTTGACTCTGAAGGTGAGGTCGTAGAGCGCTCTGTTCTTAAAGACATTCGTCGCGGGTCAAAGGTTCGACTGATCGTTCAACAGAAGCCCTACTCGATGGGGGCAAACATCGGAACCAGCCTCCGTGTCCTTGGTGTTCAAATCATCGAGCTCGCCACCGGTAACGGTGCTGTGGACTCCGGTGACCTGAGCGTCACTGATGTTGCTGCTCTGTTTGGTAAGGCTGATGGCTACAAAGCCTCTGAGCCTGCTGTACGCAAAGCAGAAGAAACCGTGGGAGACGGTGACAGCTACGACTTCTAATGGCTGGCTTCCGATCTGGCCTGGAAGATCGGTTCTCTAAATACCTGGACAAACAGGGCTGCGCCTACCTCTTTGAGGCTGAGAAGTTCGCCTATGTGACCGAGAGCAGATACACCCCGGACTTCTTTTTGCAGTCAGGGATCATCATCGAGTGCAAAGGCTTCTTTAAGCCAAGCGATCGACGAAAGATGCTCGCGGTTAAACAGCAACACCCAGAACTAGATATCCGATTTGTATTTCAGCGCAATAACACTTTAAGCAAACAATCCAAAACAACCTACGGAGATTGGGCTGATAAGCACAGTTTCCCCTGGTGTATTTACCCCGACATCCCACCATCATGGCTCAAACCCTCACAAACGACCTGATCATCAAAATCGATCAGTTTGTTGTTGAACTCGAAGACAAAGGTATTCCTTTCCAGGAGATCCTCTCCGAGATCAAAGAGTACGTCGCCATCTGCGAAATGCTGGATGACTGATGAAAACGAATTCGTCAGACACGAACATTGCCCGGTATGCCCTTCATCAGATGCCTTTGCCATCTACTCAGATGGGAGTGGTTATTGCTTTAGTTGTGGGCACTCTACTCGTGGTAATGGGGACCCAATCCAAACAAATAAACCTGCTTTGTCCATCACGTACTCCGGCGACTTCTCCGGGATCAGGTCTCGGAAAATAACCGAAGAGACCTGCAAGAAGTTCAACGTAAGGGTCGATTCTGGCCCTGTCATTCGGTTTCCCTATTACAGCTCGGCTGGTCGTGTTGCTGCTTATAAAGAGCGGCCCATGACCAAGGAGTTTCACTGGGTAGGGAAGAACGAAGACAAACAACTCTTCGGTCAGCAACTCTTTGGCGGTGGCAAATGTATTGTCATCACTGAAGGAGAATTTGATGCGCTCGCCGTCTGGCAAGCACGTCCTAACTGGCCCGTCTGCTCCGTTCCAAACGGGGCACAAGGTGCAAAGAAAGCACTGTCATTACAGCTTGACTATCTCCTTAAGTTTAACGAGATCGTCCTCATGTTCGACAACGATGAGGCCGGTGTTACAGCTGCCGAAGAATGCGTTCAACTATTCCCAGCCAACAAGATCTTTCTAGCTACTTTGTCTCAGTACAAAGACGCTTGTGAAGCTCTCCAGGCCGGTGACACGGATGCCATCCGTCAAGCCGTATGGAATAAACGAACATATAGTCCTAAATCTATTATCGATGGCCGAACCCTTTTTGATCTCGTTAGTACCCCTCTTCACGGGCGTGACGCTGACTATCCTTATCCTGATCTCAATACTGTTACTGGTGGGCTGCGCCTCGGTGAACTCGTCACTATTACAGCCGGTTCAGGTACGGGTAAAAGCACGCTATGTGGAGAAATTGCGGTAAGCCTTATCAAGCAATCGCAGAACGTTGGCTACATAGCGTTGGAAGAGTCGGTTAAAAGAACCGGCCTCAGACTCATGACTGTGGAGGCAAACAAACCTTTGCATCTTAATAATGAAATACCTGAGGCAGATTTCCAACGAGCCTTCGACGCAACGCTTGGTTCTGGCAATGTCTATCTACGCGATGGCTTTGGTTCTGTTGACCCTGACCAGCTACTAAACGATGTCCGCTTCCTTGTGATGAATCACGGGGTCAAGTGGATCGTCTTGGATCACCTCTCGATCCTGTTATCAGGTAATGAGACGAACGATGAGCGCAAGCTGATTGACGTTGTAATGACCAAACTCCGCAGCTTCGTTGAGGAGACCGGGATCGGAATGATCCTGATCAGCCACCTACGCCGCAACCAGGGCGACAAGGGCCATGAGGACGGCGCTTCAGTGTCACTAGGCCAACTTAGGGGCTCGCACTCAATTGCGCAGCTCTCCGACCTTGTTTGCGCATTGCAACGCGACATCAGCAGTGGTGACAACCGAGCTGAACTGGTAGTGCTGAAGAACCGCTTCAACGGATGCACAGGCCCTGCCGGAAAACTCTCCTACGGAGCCGAAACAGGCCGCCTTACACAAGCCCTATTTGACGAATCCACCACTTCCACTCCCGCAAGTTATGACGACTTCTGACGTAGCCCACAGGGCCGTCCTGTTCTGCAAGCAGGGCTGCCCACCTTGTGATGCAACCAAAGACTTTGTGTTCGCGCTTAAGCCTCACTTGACTGAGAACCTCTCAATCATGCAGAAGGAAAATCACTCGGCACTTGTTGCAGCTTATGAGCTCAGCTTGTATCCGACTCTTCTGGTGATTGATAAGGAGGGCGTTGAGCTCGACAAGGTCATTGGTGGCAAGAACGTCCGAGAACAACTGCTCAACATCCTGAACACTATTAAAGCCAACCGCGACTCATGAAACAGGACGTCATCGTTCAAATCGAATCAACCACCCACGACAAGTTGGTGGAATTAGAGAGAACATTACCTTCTGATGTTCACCTCGTCCGCTACCGCAAGCCCACCTGGAAGAAGAAGGAAAAGATCAGCGCTGTTCGCGCCTACAAGATGTCGGACATCTTTGATCAGTTTCATGACCAAGGGTGGGAAGTCCTGGAAATTAAGCAGGGCTATGGACGAATAAAACCACGATTGTTTAACACTCAATGCGATTAGTCTTTGACATTGAGACCGATGGCCTACTTCGTGGGCTGTCTGTCATCCACTGCATCGTTGCCCGTGACCTCGACACCGACGAGGAGTACCGCTGGGACGACGACATCAAAACCGGCCTCCAGTTCCTGCAAGAAGCAGACGAGCTATGGGGACACAACATCATTGGCTACGACATCGAGGCCATCAAAGAGATCTACCCGAAGTGGACAACTAAGGCCAAGCTCTACGACACCTTGATCCTGTCTCGCCTCTTCTTCACTGATCTACTGGATCGTGACTTCCGCAGCAGACCAGCCAACATGCCGGGCAATCTTTACGGTCGCCACAGTCTTGAGTCCTGGGGCCATCGCCTTGGAGTTCACAAGTCTGAATTCGGCAAGCAACTAAACGGCGATTGGAGCACGTACACCCCAGAAATGCTGGAGTATTGCGCCCAAGACGTCATAGTTTCAGTTCAAGTGGCGAAGATGTTTGAGCCAAAGCTCGAGCAATACGCCGACTGTATTGATACAGAACACCACCTAGCCGCGATCATGGCTTGGCAGGAGACCAGCGGCTTCCCTTTTGATGTAAAGGGTGCTCAACAGCTGGAGTCCAAGTTACGGACAGAACTCGACGCACTCTCAGACCAGATGCGTTCCACCTTCTTATTTGTAGACGGCGGCACTTTTACCCCTAGACGTAACAACAAGACCCAGGGTTACTGGGCTGATGCGCCTATGTCAAAGCTGAAGGAGTTCAATCCAACATCTCGCCATCATATTGCCTGGGCGTTTCAAACATTCAGAGCATGGAAGCCAAAAGAGTTTACCGATTCAGGTAAGCCAAAAATTGATGAAGCAACACTACGAGAACTAGGTACAGATGAGGCTCTCGAGTTCGCAAGAATCCTCGAACTTCAAAAGCATCTAGGACAAGTTGCTGAAGGTAAGAACGCTTGGCTCAAGGTCGAGCGTGACGGAAAGATCCACCACTCCTGTGTGCTGAATACAGCCACGGGACGCCAGGCGCATATGCGTCCAAACCTTGCACAAGTCCCTTCTAATGCTACCT